AATTTAAAATGTTAGAAAAGACAAAGATATTTATTTTCTGGTGATGGTATATAGGTCTTCAATATCAGGAATATCGTAAATTACCCATGTTCCATCTCCTAAATGACGCATCAAAACTTTTATATCTTTTGTCATATTCTTTTTATTATTTTGTATCGTTACAGTCACAGTAGCCTTATCACCATTATCTTCTGACTTTAGGTTTTTAACCTCTACATCATGTTCCTTAAATAGGCGACCTTCTACAAGACGATCTACCATAGACTTATTATCATCATTTGCTGTAGTGGTATTATTGGTAGGTGATTCAGATTTAAAGCTGTCAGGATCTTCGATATATGTTCGTATTACGTCTTCGAGAAGAGCTGGTCCAAATGTTTTGGTAGCTGCTATTGTAGCTTTGCCAAGTGGGGTAGATGTATCGACATATTTATTGCCTTCTCGTTCTACAATGTTTTTTACAATGGATTTTATATCTACGTGGCGCAATGCTTCGTCTGCATCTTTATCTTGTACTGCTTGGTGAATGATTTTTAATGTGTAGGCTGGTGTATGTGGTACATACCATAAAAAGTACCATGCTGCGGCCATCGCTCCTACAATAGCTATGATAAGAGCGATAATAACACCTTTTGAATTGAACTTATTCACAGCGAATCCTTTCATGTTTCTATAGAGGCATTTTCATACTGAATATATACATATTGTAGCATATTGAGTAAAGAATAGGATGATTTCTAGTAAAGGGTATACCTATTATAGCTTAGAGAGAAAATTGTACTATTACGAAAACTGACGAATTATGACGATAAAGGGTGGATTCCTGTAATATAATATAGAGATACTTTTATAAAAGCTATAAAATAACGATTATCAAATATAATCAATTATTTTCATAGATTTGTAATAATATTTTTTAAAAAAATAGTTGCATTGCTCTAAAATCCATGATATTATGTACAAGTAGTCAACGC